AGACCAGCAAAAGAGCGATATACTAACAAAATATAAGATTAAGTAATGCCTATTCCTTTTCATTGTCACGAATGTGACGCACCTACTTCAAATATAAGCGGTATCTGCGATGACTGCACAAGATAATAAATTACTAAAAAGTAAACTGAAAGATAATATGATATTATTTGGACGCATCATCAGTTCAAATATGTTCTCTGTACCATCCCCCGATTTCCATTATAAGATAGCTGATGTTCTTATGAATGATGACAATAAACAGGTGAACATCATAGCCCCTCGTGGTCATGCAAAATCATCTATAGTTGGGGGAATCTACCCGTTATACCATATACTCAACCATGAGGGGAAGAAGTTAGTGGTTCTGGTGTCTAGAACACAGGACCATGCCATTAAACTGCTGGGTACTATCAAGGATATGCTTGATTATAGTCAGCAGTTAAGGGCTATTTATGGATACTGGGGGCAACACTCTGCAAAACAATGGGCTAAAGCTGAAGTAGAGTTAAAAGACGGCACTATGATTATTTGCAAAGGTACTGGACAGCAGTTACGTGGTATCAAGGTGGGCAGTCAAAGACCCACACTCATTGTGGTAGATGACCCAGAAGATGAGAATAACACCAAAACCGCTGAAGCAATGGAACAAAACTTAAGATGGCTACTACAGTCAGCCATTCCTTCACTAGACCCAATACGTGGAAAGATAGCAGTTATTGGTACACCACAGCACCAGAGATGTCTTGTTGAAGTATTAAAAGAAATGGATGGTTGGACCAATATGCATTTCAGCCCAGATATGGATAATGGTAAGGCTCTCTGGGAAGAGTGGCAACCTATAGAGAAATTAGAACAAAAGAAGAAAGAGCTAGAGTCTATTGCACGTGTATCTGTGTTTTATAGAGAATATCTGTGCCAGATAGTGGGTGATGAAGACCAGCTCTTTAGCGAAAAGTATTTAAAGTATCATAATTATGATTATAGCATTAATGACGATGGTAACCATTTTCTCATAGATGGCGAGAAGAAGATACCAGTCAATATTTTTATGGGCGTAGACCCTGCATCCTCAATACGCAAAACGGCTGACTATTCGGTGATAATGCCAATAGCAGTAGATAAAGATAATAACAGGTATATACTACCTTATTACCGCAAACGTGCTACGCCCATGAAATTAGCTGAGAGTATTATACAATGGTTCAAGATGTATAAGCCATCAAAGGTACGTATTGAATCTGTCGGCTATCAGGAGATGCTTAGAGAATATCTAAGAACAAGATGCGATGAAGAAAAGATATTCATATCTGGCTTAGAGATAAAAGAATCTCCAAGAACATCTAAGTCTTCTAGATTAGAAACAATGGAGCCTTACTTCGCACAAGGTAAGATGTATATGAAAAAGGATATGCTGGAATTAAAAGACGAATTACTCCTGTATCCACGTGGTAAGCACGATGATTTATTAGATGGTATGTTCTATGCAATGAAGAAGTGTTATAGACCACACCATACAGAAGAAACAGACCCTAATAATAATAAACAGAGATATGTAGAAAATAGTACTAGTTGGAAAGTAGCCTAGATGGAACTTTTCCAACCTTTTAACGTATAAGTCAACAATGCGGTAGCACCGCATCTTAAAGTATACTTTATTTTATAAGATAACCTATAAGGTTTATGCACGAAAAAAGCACGGGTGTCCAACTCACCCATGATTTACTTAGCGAGTATTCATCTGCTAGAGAAAGTTGGGCTAAACAGGCTATAGAGGACAATGAGTTCCGTAATGGAAAACAATGGACTGATGAAGAAGCTACAGCCTTAAAGAATCGTTCACAGCAACCTATTGTTGTGAACATTATCTATTCCGCAGTTGAGCAGGCAAAAGCCATGCTCACATCCAATAAACCAAAATTCCAGTCTACGGGACGTGAAACAAGTGACAATAAGGTAGGTCGCATGTTTAGTGATATTATGGCGTATATCTGGGATACATCTATTGGCAATGTAGAATTAAAACAAGCTATAGATGATTATTACGTAAAAGGCATGGGTGTGCTTATGGGTTATGTAGACCCTGATGCAGACTTCGGTGCTGGTGAAGTAAAGATTAAATCTTTAGACCCGTTAGAAGTCTTCATAGACCCTGCATCTAAAGACGCATTCTGTCGTGATGCTAGTAATATCATTATAGCTAAGATAGTTTCAGAAGATGCTCTAGTTAAAGCTTATCCTGAATATGAAGAACAAATTAAAGATTGTCAGGAAACTAGTTATATCAATTCTCCATCTGAATCCAGATATGGAAACGAGTCCCAGCAAGTTACTTTAAAAAGAAACATGACTGGTAAGAGCATTACTGGTGAAAGAGAGCTGGAGTTAATGGAAAGGTATAGCAAAGTATTTATGCCATACCACAAGATTTACGACCCATTCACAGATGACCAGAAGGTATTAGCATCTGATGAGTTTGAAGAATATAAACAAGAACCTGCAATCTTACTTTTATCACCAGATGGAGAACAGATTCTCACAGACCCTAAATCTGTAGCTGATTATTTAAAGGTACATGAAGAAATGGGTGATGAGTTCCATATGATGATGGACCCACAAACTGGACAACCTGTGCCTATGGCAGGCAAAGAACATCTTGGGGCTATACCTAATAGCACAACCACAATAGATGTTATAACAAAGGGTCATTTAGTTGAAGCTGAGAAAATTTTGGTCAATGATATAGAGATATGTCAAATACATCAGTTTGTTTCTATTGGAGACAAAGAGTTATTTGCTGTTGTATTGCCCATAGAAGAGTATCCAGTTGTTCCTATAATGAACGGCTGGAATAGAAATCCCTATCCTATGAGTGATGTTAGGCTTGTTAAGGGACTTCAAGAATATATAAATAAAATACGTTCTCTTATTATTGCCCATGCGTCCACTTCAACTAATACAAAGCTCCTTATACCACGTGGAGCTATTAATAAGAAACAGCTAGAAGAAGACTGGGGTAAAGCAGGTACAGCAGTTATTGAGTTTGACCCTGAGTTAGGTACTCCCGTAGTGGCTGGTCCTGTGCCTCTGCCAAACGAATTGTATAAGAACGAAGCAGACGCAAGGGCAGATATAGAACGCATACTCGGCATATATGCACTTATGCAAGGAGATGGACAGTCTGCTCCACAGACCTTTAAGGGAACTGTGGCTATGGATGAATATGGACAAAGACGGATTAAATCCAAACGTGATGATATTGAAGAAGGTTTGAATCAACTCGCAAGAGTGGTGGTAGGGCTTATTCAGTACACATATCAGGATGAGAAGGTTATGCGTCTAATGCAACCTAATAATATGCCAAAAGAAGTTACTCTAAACTCTCCCATCTATGATGACTTCGGCAACTACATGGGCAAGATAAATGACATCACCATTGGTAAGTATGATGTCATTGTAACATCAGGTTCTACGTTACCATCAAACAGGTGGGCAAGATTTGAATATTATATGCAGTTACACCAAGCTGGTCTTATTGACCAAGTAGAAGTCTTAAAACAGACTGATGTAGCTGACATGGAAGGGGTGCTTGAGCGTGCTGGACAAATGAAACAGTTACAGGGTCAAGTACAGTCTCAGCAGGAAGAAATTAAGAAACTCAAAGGTGACTTGCAAACTGCACAGCGTGAATCATTACATGACCGCAAGAGAGTTGAAGTCAAGGAGTTTGAAAAGAAACTGGCTAAAGCTGAAGCCAAGGTTGAAATGGCACAGAAACTATATAGTACACGCCTTGCAGATGAGCTTAAGATGGACAAAGAAAGAATTCAACCATTAGCCGATAATAAACAACGTGAAATGAATGAAGAGCTTTTGAGCTTGGAGGATGAATAATGGCTGGTTTTAGAGAAAGAATGGCACAGTTAAAACAACGTGCAACTGATTTTGGTGGTGATGCTGTCAGTAAGTGGAAGCAAGCTGGTGAACGCAGTAATCAACAGTATTTTGGTACAAGCCCCTTACAGCAAGCAATGCACCAACAGAGACAGGGTAATATGACACCTGAAGCAATGGAAATGATGAAGGATGTTCCATCTTCTGAAAGGATGAGACAAGCTGAAATGATGGACTCTGGTAGACATGGTGGATACGGACAAGGCGGTGTTAATACTAGGCACTTACCATATGCCCCTTCAAATGTTGGTCATACTCAGTCTATAGAAAGACCTGCTGATGGAGCACAGGGACCACCTCAAATGGTGACAAAAACACAAGATGCAGGGGGTGGTGTAGAAACATCAACACAAGTACAGGATAATGATGTCAAAGGTCTTGCGGATAGAACTGTGTTAAATAAATTAATGGGTACGGACCCTAGTAAAATGAATGTTGATGGCAGAAAGATGATGCAACAACTTATGAACAACTTGGGGTATACGGATGATAAAGGAAATAAGTTAGATATTGATGGGCAAGTAGGTCCCCTGACAGCACAGGCTATGGCGAATTATAACAAAGCTATGGGTAAGGGTGGACCAGAAGGTGCATTACCAGACCAAAAAATGATTGGTACACCAGATGGTATGGAGAGTCCACATACCTTATATAAAAATACGCCTAGTGAATATAATAGCTGGGATAGTCCTAATTCCCCATTTGGACCTGCAAGAAACCGTGCTGGATACTGGGACCAACAGCATAATAGCGGTATATCCAATCCTGCCAATGATGACACTCCACTTGGAGCACAGACATATGGACAGGATTTTTACGGGGATGCATATAATAATGCTTTTCTAGGTAAAGAAGAATTTATGTCACCTAAAAAGAATTGAGGAAGCGGTTGCTGGTATTAACCAAATCGCAAAGGAAATAACAATGGAAGAACAACTTTTGGAAGTACGTAATGCTGACCAACCACAAGTGGAAAACTTAGAGCTGTCTGTCGAACAGCCTAGTATTTCTAGTGGTGAGGTACCACAGGATACTGTAGTACAACAGGAACCAATTGCGGAAACTAGCGATACGGTCTTATCGCCAAATCAAGACCAAACTCGTTTTGAGTACTGGCAGTCACAGGCAGATAAAGCCAAGGGTGAGTTGAATGGATTGAGAAACGAACTAGACTATTATCGTTCTCAAGGTCAGAATGCACAGCCCTCCAATGAACAACCTCAGGCATACCCCCAACAACAGGGATTGCAAGAGCCTTCATTGAAGGTGCCTACTGAACCTGAAAGACCAGTTAGCTATAACGAAATAGATGCTTACAGCGACCCAGATTCGGACTCGTTTAAGTATCGCTTGGATAGAGATAAGTATCGAGATGATTATATGTCTTTCTTGAAAGAGAAAGATGAAGTCAGGGAAACACAACTTACTCAACAATACGAATATGAAATGGCAATGGAACGTGACAATATGATGAAAACGCAGGCTCAGAGCCATGCGGTTAATGCATATGGATGGGAAGCGAATAAAGCCAATGAGTTTGTTAAGTGGGCAAGTAACCCCGACAACTTAACACTCGATAATCTAGCCAAGCTGTTTGATTTAAGAACAAATGCCAACCCTGTAGTGCAACAACGTACTCAAGAGATGCAGAATCAAGCTCAAAGATTAACAGTTCCAAAGACAGCCGTTGTGCAGTCTGGTAAAGCTGAGAATCCCCGAACTGAAGAGCAACTCTTTAGTGATGCATTACTAGGTAGGTAATTAACAAATAAATGATTGGAGTCATAAAATGGCAGCAACAGAAAAACTGTTAAAGGCATCTGGTGTCCTGTATACGGACCGACGAGATTTTTACGTCGACCCACAGGTTACCAAAGAGCTGTGGACAGACGTAGCCCCATTTACAACTCTTATTTCAAACCAAGAATCTCGTGATGTGCCAGACCCTATTTTTAAAATGTTTGAGCATCGCAATCCTTGGGTGAAACAAGAGTTTCAATCCGCAACAGATGTCGCATCACTAGCCGCTGGCGATTCAGAGTCAGGTGCTATGGATATAGATGGAATTAGTGGATTATCATCTTCTGCTGATAGTTCGTATGTCGGACTTGTGTGTGAAGTGTGGAATGAAGCAAAGACAACTAAAAGAGGTAGTGTGATTATCTCTTCAGTTGTAGATAGTAATACTATTAAGTATAAGAACATCACCGATAGTGCTATTGATGTAGCAGACAATGATTACTTCATTGTAACTGGTAATGCACGTGGCGAGGGTTCATCTTCTCCAGATGCATGGGCTGATGAATTGACTGTAGTTTGGAATTCTTGTCAGATTTTCAAAACACCACTACAAGTCACAGGTACACTTGAGGCGGCAGTTTTACGTGGAGAGTCTAGTGAACTAGCTCGTCTTCGTAGACAGAAAGCTCAAGAGCATAAGATTCAGAAAGAAAAGGCATTCTTATTTGGTACACGTGTAGGTGGTACTAATCTGAGTGGTTCTTCTGATTCTTTTGCAGACGGTGGACGTACTGATGCTGATGGAAACCTTATTCGTTCAACTTATGGAATTATTCCAGCGATTGACGATTACGGTACTACATCTGGCGATGACCAGAACATCTTTGCTATAGCAGAGGATACTTATACATACGCAGATTTTGTGGATGACATGGAAAAGGTTTTCCAGTATGTCCCAGAAAGCGGTGTAAAGCGTTGCTTTGTAGGTGCAGGTGCTCTTGGTTATTGGAGTAAGATGGCTGGTACAAATACAATGTCTGGTAAATCTTCGTGGACTGTAAATGTTGGCGACATGAAGCGTGACGCTTTAGGTTTC